TTGGAATACCATCCGACTTGTCTCCACGAATAATATGTTCACGAAGATATTTTGTTGGATCGTTCTCCTTAAGAAACTTCTTGAGAATAGGACTATACTGAGAAACATTTGGATATTTCTGCAACTGTTTAAAATCCTTATCACTAGATACGATTAGAATCTTTTCGCATGGAGCATATTTTTCTACAATCACTGCAATAATGTCATCCGCCTCTGCACGTTCTTCTTCAATACACTTGTAAGGAAAATGTTCACGCAATTCACGCTTGACTTCATGCATTGTGTTGAAGATTAACCCCCAATCAACACCAGAGTCTTCTCGTTCTTTCTTTCTAGAAAACTTGTAAAATGGAAAAATATCCTTTCTCCAATAGTTTTTGTTATCGCAACAAATAACTATATTACCATACTCTCCCGAAAACTTTTTCTTTATGTTTAGGATAGAATTCAGAATCATATGACGGATAAGCCCATCATCTATATCATCAGTATTTTTTCCAACTTGTGTCATAAGATTGGAAATAATAACCTGACTTAAATCTACTAAAATCATAGTTCTATAACCTGTTTTGTTTTAATTACTCTTAATATACCATTACACTTGTTTAATGTCAAGCAGTTTTTAAAACAAACCATTCGGGTATTGGTCTTTTACTCCACACCATCTTGAATCTTTCCTGTTTAGTCTGGTAGAATGCACGATATGATTCTACTACATCTGACATCATACATTCTGGATTAGACTTCATGGCAAGAGGTTGTTGTGTTTTGTAACCAACAGGAATATTTTTTGGGGGTGATGCAAGAATTTCTCTTAACCGTAAATCTGCACCATGTTTCCTTCCATATCTAAACTCATACTCATCACACAATGCACAAAAGTGTACATAGTGCCAATTGTAGTTGTTATTAGATTGCATAGTCCACATAGTAGAAGGATGTTTGTGATGTACTGCCTTGTACAACACGTTCTCCAAATTACTATCTGGATGTACCCAATAGTCAATCATTCTTTTACCTGACTTGGATGGCCGTTTTTCGACATAACCATCCAGTATACGATGTGCAGTTGACAACATCTGAGCAGATTCCGTAGGCATCTTTACTACATGTTTGTCGCACTGTTCGATTGCAGAAACTATAGGGTCTCTATTGAGAACAAAAATATTCATGTGTCCCTCATTTGTTTTAATAACTACCAATATATAGTAGCGTCAAACAAATGTCAATAAGTTTTTTGAAATAAGTGAATTATATTGAAGTAGAATACTTGCATATGAAATAAGAATCCACTACATCTGATATAGGATTTCCTATTTTTTCTGATTTTTGTGAAAATTCTTCTATAAGGTTTCTTGATGTTTCATTGAAAAATGATTCATACATCAATTCTTTTTTTGCATTTCCTTTACCAGTTGCAAATTTTTTTATTTGAGTTGGTGCAACCAAAGTAAACTTAATGTCTGATTGCCACATTTTGTATTTTAGAAGTCCACAGTTTTCTGCAATATGGAAAACCTTTCCAGTAGAACCATAACTATAATCCTCAAGAAATACTTCTTCAATCTTATGAGAAATTAAAATATCCATTGCCCAGTCAGATATAAAATCATACCTTTCTTCAGGCCTGACAAAGTTGGACAAATTTTCTTGTCCATCTAAATTTTTGTAGTTATAATCTGAAAATTTTTTCGTGTTTGATAAAAAATATATTTTACAATCATCAAATTTTATTTTTTCAATCTCTCCCTCATATACACATACAGAGGGAGAGGTTAAACTATAATCAATTCCTGCTATTCTTCGAATTCTTCCCATTCATCTTCATCCATATAGTCATCCTCTTCTTCTATATTTATATAGTCTTCTAGAGGTTCACCACAGACTGGACAAAAACGAATTTGTTCGGAATTATGGGTTTCTATTGTATATTCTCCAGCACATAAATTACAGCCTATTTTTTTCATTTATTATTCCTTTATGCTGCGTAGGCTTCTTCCCAAGTTCCTTTCAACCCTGCTACTTCATATTCAGTCACACGATTCTCAAAGAAATTAGTATGATCTGCACCATTAAGAATCCACTCTAACCAAGGTAGAGGATTTTCTTTTACTTTAAAATTGGTTTTAAGGCCCAACTGAAGAAGTCTTCTGTCTGTTATATATCTAATATAAGTTTTTACATCATCGGAACCGAGTCCATCTATATCACCAAGATTATATGCAAGATCAATAAATTTATCTTCAAGTTCTACTGACATTCGTGCCATTTCATAAATTTCTTTTTTAAAGGAATCATCAACAATTCTAGAGTGTTCGTTGCAGTATGTTCTGAAAAGTTTTGAAACACCCTCAACATGCATAGATTCATCACGAATACTCCATTCGACAACTTTACCCATACCCTTCATCTTACCATAACGTTGAAAATTCAACAACATTACAAATGAAGCAAATAGTGCAACACCTTCATTGAATACTGCCTTTGCAAGCGCCAAACCCAAACCTCTCACCGTAGATGGGTCAGAAGCCGTCATAAAATCAACCTTATCCGTCATTTCATCATATTCTAAGAATGCATGATATTCACTATCTGGAAGTCCAAGAGTATCATTGAGTAGAGCATATGCACGTTGGTGGATTCCTTCTCTCGTTGCAAATGAACCCAACATGTTGCGAACTTCGTTATTTTTAAATTTTGGAATAAACTGTTCAAAATAATTTTTACCAACCTCAACATCAGATTGTGTAAAAAGTCTTAAGATGTTTGTAATATAATCTTTTTCAACTTCTGTAACTCTACCAGTTTTCCAATCAGTCACATCTTCAGAAAGGTCAACTTCATCTTCAATCCAGTGAGCCTTTTCGTGTCTAGTAGTAATTTCTACTGCCCAAGGATAAAAAAATGGTTTGTATGCAATAGATGGTTTCATCAATCCACCAGATAATTTTTTCATTATCTTTTCTGCGTTATTCATCAAATCATCATAACCACCAAGACGTTTTCCATCCACAAAAATTTGGGGCATAGAATTTACAGGTTTTGCAGTATTTGCAATTGTTTCCTTTACACCATTTAATCTTTGATAAAATTGTAAACGTTGTTCTTCATCATCTAATACGATTTCTGAAAAACTGATACCGTGGTCATCAAACCAACTTTTTGCTTTTACACAAAAGGGACAACCTGATTTTGAATATAACTGAACTTCCATTTTTTTCCTCTTTATCCTTGACATGCAAGACATTCATCTTGCGAGTCCTCTGTTGTTTGTTGTGAAGCAAAGTCTTGCAAAGCTTCTCTTTCGATCTTTTGTGCAACATTTTCTGCACGATTTGATGTTTCGGTTCTCAAATAATAAAGTCCTTTACATCCCTGTTTCCATGCCTCATAATGAATCTTATGAAGATATGCCTTTGTTGCTCCTGCAGGGAAGAACACATTCAAAGACTGTCCCTGACATAGATATTTTTGTCTATCTCCAGCAAGTTCAATCACTTTTAGTTGATCTATTTCAATTGCAGTTTTAAATACATTTTTAATGTGTTCGTCCAAATTCAAATGTTGAACGGAACCACCATTTGTAATAATAGAAGACCAAATCTCTTCTGTATTCAAACCGGCCTTTTCTAGTTCTTCTTCCAAGTAGGAGTTCTTAATCAAATGAGAACCCGCCCTAGTTCTGTGTGTGTATGCATTCGCTTTAGATGGTTCAATGGACGGCGATGTTCCTGCAATAATAGAACTGTTTGCATTTGGGGCAATCGCAAGAAGATGTGAATTTCTCACACCATATCCCTTCATATCTGGGCATTCACCCTTTTCAATCGCAAGTTCTTTAGTAGATTCTACCGCATGTTCTTTGATTCTTTTGAACATCTCTTCATTTATAATTTTTGCATCTTCCGATTCAAAAGGAACTCTGTGTTTATGTAAATAAGAATGAAACCCCATTGCACCAAGTCCAAGTGATCTTTCTTGTTCTGCAGAAAATCTCGCTCTACTAATTTCATCTGGTGCATTATCAATAAAATATTGAAGAACATTGTCTAAAAATTTAATTAAGTCTTTTACCAAAGATGTATCTTTCCATTCATCATATAATTCTAGATTCAGTGAAGAGAGACAACACACAGCCGTTCTATCATCTGATGTTGGTAAATGAATTTCATTGCAAAGATTCGAACCATGGATTTTTAAACCTTTATCTTTCATAGGAGATGGCAATGCACGATTTGCCGTGTCGATAAAATTTAAATAAGGTTCGCCTGTTCTATATCTAACTTCTAATAATTGTTCCCAAAGTTTTCGAGCTGGTGTTGTATCTCTTACTGATTTATCGGAAGGATCGACAAGATCCCAATTTTCATTATTTTTCACTGCTCTCATAAAATCATCTGTAATATTTACCGCATGATGAATATTAAAACATTTTCTATTCACATCCCCTGTCGGTACACGAATATTAAGAAACTCTACAATGTCTGGGTGATTAATATCAATATAAGCAGCATAAGAACCCTTACGAGTACGACCCTGACGATATGCAGTCATATCCGCATCAACAGTCCTAAGAAAAGGAATAGGGCCTGGCGCCTTATTAGATACCGACCTAACATCTGTCCAGTGTCCTCCGACACCACCACCTTTAACTGACAACCATCTCAGTTCAGATGAATGTTCAATAAGTCCCTCTAGGGTATCTGGCACATATGCCAAGAAACACGAAATGGGCAATGCCTTAGCCTTCTCTCCATACTTTGGAGCGTTTGATAAAACTGGAGAAGAATACATGAACCATCCCTTTGACACTGCATCATAAATCGACTGGGCGAGTTTTTTGTCACCGTAACTATACGCAATTGCAGCTCTAGCAAAGGCGTCTTGTGGGGATTTTTCTTCTTCTGTGCAGTAGTAGTCTTTTAATAATTTTAGGGATTGTTCGGAAAAGTTGGCATCTCGTTCATAATCGATTTTTATTTTCATTTTTACCTCTTTGTCCTAACATTTTTTCCACTGAGAATATCTTAATTTTGCTTCAAGATCATCAACGGTATTTTTACTTATAATGTCCATTAATTCTAAAGTGTCCATTCCAGACAGAATAATGTCATTAATATCTTTTTCTTTAATATTTTCTGGCCATATTACAACCTTGAAACCATCATTGATAATCTTTGACAGTTTATCCACAATCTGTTTGTTTCTTGGTTCGTTGTCAAGTATAAAGACTACATCAGAAAAGTCACTGAAGTATGATTTGTCTATATCACTTCCTGCCATGGCAAGAGAGTTGTCCACAAATAAAGAGTCTAATGGCCCCTCTACTATATAGACTGTTTTTTCTGGGTCAACACGTTCCAACCCATAAATTTTTGGCACTTCTTTGATTTTTATTGTGATATATCTCATCGAAGAATTTGGATTGAGACTTCTACCTTGTAAGGCAATCAACTCACATTTTTCATTAAAGAAGGGTATAACAATTCTTTTATCAAATTTCTGAAGATTATATCCTTCTTTACTAACTTTGTCAACCACAGATTTAAAATCATCTGTATAATATAACAATTCTTGATTTGGTAAATTTCTTTGATCGCAATATTTTTTCGCTGGATGTGATTGGTGCAAGTCAGAAACTTTCTCTCCACAATCAAAAGAACACTTAGATTTAAAGGTTGGAGTAAAGTCAAACTTGTAGTCTACATCTTTTTCAAAGTTACCTTTAGTTTTACCACTCTGCCCATCTTTCCACTTTTCAATTGCATACTCTTCGTACAATGATGGGTTTACCTCTTTCATAAATTGTGCAAGGCCCATACTTGCACCGCAATTGTGGCACATGTATCTGAAGTTATTTTTCTTTTCGTAGAGAAACCCCCTCATCTTATAAGTTTTCTTTTTAGAGTCACCACAAATAGGACACCTAAAATTATACAGGGTGTCTCTTTTTTTGGTAAAACCTTCTAGTTGGGGGGAAAGCCTTTGGATAAAGGTTCGGTCAATATAAAGCATCAATCATTCCAAAATAAAAAAATAGTGTAGTTTCTGTATACTACACTATTATAGGGGGTAAGTCAAGTAATTTTTAACCCATCATGTATAAATTTGCGGCGATAGAGGAGACTGCGGCGGCAAAAATAACCCAAAATGCCTTTTGGAATACTGCAGTTGTTCTAGAATTTTCTTCTACTTTGAGGGTTAAGGTGTCTAGTTTTTCTGAAAAACGATTTAGTCTTTCATATTGTGAAGCATATTTTTGTTCCATGCCAGCAAGTTTTTCTTCTGCTCTAGCAATAGAAATCATCGCTTCGGACAACTTATCAATTTTTTCTTCAATTCTATCTAGTCTGTTTTCTGTTACAGTTTCTTGTGGCATTTTTAAATCCTAAAAAATATTACTTTTATTTATTTATTTTTTTCATAATAATTTTTATATTCTATGATTATTACTCTCTGTTCTCCGATATACCTTTTCATATCGTTAACAACCAATGATAAATTCTTATAAGATTCTTCATCGACTGCGAACAGGGCAATACTTTTGCCACTTTCTCTGAGTTTTTTCAACACATCTTCATAATTTTCTGGGGTAACAACCAAAAATTCAAAATCTACCCAATTTACAGGTTTTGGCATGGGAAGGTCCAAAGGAACCTTTTCTGTAAAAACCTGTTCTGTAACAATAACCTCTTTTGGCGTAAATACAGAACATCCCGCCAATAAGAAAATTGAAGACATTAGTATATATTTATTCATTATTTACTTTCCACTATACTTTCTGAAGTCAATTCTTCTATCCCTGCCTTTAAACTATTTTCAATATCCTTATTGATAATTCGTTGGACAAGTCCAGGCTTATTTTCAGCAAGATAACCAAGGTCATGTTCTGATAATTTGTTTCTTAGGACATCAACTTCGCTGTTTAACTTTCTACTTTCTTCCGTTACTCTACTATTTACTTCTCTAACTTGTACGATTTCTTCATTCAATCTATTAATTTCTTGATCTTTGGAATTTACAGCTGTCTCTAACAATACATTATTTTTAGTTAGTCTGTCAACATCTTCTTGTAAATTTTTTACATATAAGTAACCACCACCAGCAACCGATAGTAGTAATAATAAAACAGCAATTTTTGCTCCACTAAAAATACCCATCATAAATCTCTGTGTAAAATTATCATCGTTCCGTGGTTTTGATCTTGTAAAACTATTTTCTTGTGAGGATTTGATTTTATATATCTTCTGATATCAGCAGCATCATCTTTTTCGATAAAGTTTTCCCATCTTCCATACTTCTTTTTCCCCCTCATAAATTTATTAAAAGAATCTGGTTTTACTTTAAATATTTTCATTCCTGCAAATTGATGTGGATCTTGAATAAAACCACCAACATTTGAAGAATCTCCTACTACATTTGCAATATCTTCGACAACAAATTCTTCCGCAATTTCTGGATATGTTTGTTTCATAATCTTTGCAAGAGTTCTTCCATCTACTCCAGAATATGTTTTTGCAATCTGATCAGAATAATAATCAATACTATGTTTTAGGCCTCTTCTACCAGACTCTTTCTTTTTTCTCTGCAAAACCTTTAACAGAGTGTCGAGAGCATGGTCATATACTTTCTTTTTACCAGTTTTTGATTTGACTGCGTTTATTACATCATTATACCACATTTCATTTAGAGGTTCAACTTCTTTATTGTGGTATTCTTCTTCTAAAATATTAATATAATCTAACAATGCGACTTCCAACAACTGCAAATCTTCTTGTTTTAAATTTTCTTTATTTTCTTTAAGGAGTGCCATTGCGGCCGCATAAGTTGCAATTCTAGATTTACCGCCTGGAAACTTTTCTAAAATTCTTTTGAGATTAAAAATGATCTTATGAAAAACAGTAAATGATTTTTTTTCTGCATCTGTTTTCAGTTGATTGGATTTTTTCAATATATTTCCCTTGTCATCTACAATACCATTCTTAAACGCCTCAGTTTCATTCCAAGGCGTTGTTAGAATTTTAATAAATTGATATGCAAGGTAGGCATTAAATACTGATGCCATTATATCTCTCCTAGAATTTGTGTTATGTAACTGTCTCTTTCAATCATACTACTATCAATAATTTTACCATTAATTCCTTCAATTTTATTTGGCAATCTATTTAGAAACTCCATAAAAGTTGCAAGAATATAATGTTGATCTTCATCAATTTTCAAAAACAAAACTCTATTACAAGGCAATGTATTTAATACATTTAGTAATACTACTAAATGATTTATTATCAACCGTTCCTTCAAAATACCTTTAGTATGATACTTATGAAAAAGTCTCTTGACATATTTTATTCTTTTCATGTCATCAAGAAATTCTTCCATACTATGGCACTGAGGATTGTCATAATGTTTCATTTGATAGTTGGCTACATTTGTCTCCGTCAAATTTTCAAATTTTTCCATGTTATATTTCTTTTATTATTATGGTAAAACCTCTGTTAATTCAGCGATCAAATCTTCTTTCTTTTTTCTTCTATCCAATTCAATCCCATGTTCTCTACCAAGAGATTCTAATTCAAGTTTAGTTAAATCTGTCAATTCGGCAGGCCTATCAGATTCCTCTGAATCGGATTCTTCAGAACCAGATTCTGGTGTTTCAACAACCTCTACCTTTTTCTTCGCAGCAGATTTTTTCTTTGGTGGAGCAAGATCATCAATCTTATCTTTTAATCCATTAATTTTTTTGTATACTTCACCAGTTTTTTCGTTTTCCCATCCACGATTGGTTGCTACTGCGTTTTTCATCCACTTCGCTGGGGATGCCCATTTAGGTAATGACATTTAATTTCTCCTCTATTTTACATAACTTGCAATTTTTCTGGCTCTGGATTTATTACCATACTTTTCCATTGCCATTTGTTCTACTTCTTTTTTAATTTCTTTCATACTATATTTAGGGTTAATTTCTCTAACAATTTCTTCCATTTCCTTTGCATCTTTTTTATCTGCATTCTCAATGATTGTATTGATTTCGTTGATTTCTTCCCTCTTCATAATTTTATATGCAAGATCAACTAGCTTTGGTAATGGGAGTTTTTCCATCTTAGACTTGTTAGAATCGTTAACCTTATCATATATTTGAACAACTGCAGATGCAGTAAACAAATCAACCATAGTTCCTTTAATTTTCTTTGCCTGTTTATTATCAACGATGTCTCTCATATCATCAATAATAGACTCGGTGAGCTGGAACTCTTCCATACAATGTTGTGCCATCAAAGGGCGGCCAATCATTTGTTTTTTACGAGACTTCATAATCTTCAAAGTCTTTTTGTCTTTGATTTTCATTGGGGGAAGTTCTGAAGTAGTAATGATTGACTTTGCACCTTTTTCGTCAGATGCAGTTCCAACAACTTTGTTACCATCAGCAGTATCAACAACCACAAATGGTTCTTTTAACTCTACGAAAAGTTCTGCCTCTTCTTTCAATCCAAGTTTTTTTGCAAGGTCTGCGGCATCTTTACCCATTCCATAAGCGTTGTCTTTGATTCTCTGTTTAAACCACTTTTTAATTACTGGGCGAGCATCACCTTTTGGATTTCTCTTACCAGCAGCATAAAGGTCGTCAAACAATTCATCGTCACCCAACAGACTATAAAGTGCATCTGTTGCGTCATCTCCCTCTTTTCCAAGAGTAATTGGTTTGGACATCAATTTCTTTAAGGCAGTTACTTCAGATGACTTGTCAGCAAATGCCCAAGTACCTTCCTGCAAATCTTCATTTGTTATTTGGATTGCTTTAGAAACTGCAGGATCATCAGAAAGTCCCTTTGCAATCTTTTCAATTGTTTTGACAATCTGTGTCATATTACCACCCTTCCAACGAGGGTCATTAAGAACACCGAATGCCATCTTATACTGTTTTATAGAATACTTTTTCTCATTAAGATTTTCTAAGTCTTCAAATATCTTGGACGCTTGACGAAGGTCAATAGTATTAATCGTACCCATATCATCTAGAGTTCTAAATCTAATACCTCTTCTATCTAATTGCAAT